CTTCAGAATTTCAATAGCAGTGTGTATTTCATCGAGAGATTTTTGAGACACTTCAATAAGTGCTAAGGCTATAGTTTTATAATGGTCCGAAGAAATGATCAAGAGAGGAATGGTATCGTGAAGAAGATTAAAGTGTGGTCTAACTTTGAGGAAGGTTACGTAGAGTACCTTATCCCCAGGATTGTACAGGCTAGGAACTACATAGGTGAAACTTGGGGTTCACAGTACGACAGAGTAGAAAAGAAACTCGTAGAGGGTGGGCTACCCTTGGTATGGGAAAGGTTAAATAACAATGAGTGATAATGCTTCTGTAGTTACAATCTTTTTAGCATTTTTTCTTTTGTGTGCAATCTTAGCGATTTGGAATTAACACTATGATCGAAGATCACAAGAAAACCGGAGGTTTTTGAACAATGGACGCATTTACTATAGGATTGGCCATCTTAGGGGTAGCATTCCTAGGACTCTGTGCATGGTACATGTATAACTCACCTGATGATGAAGAGGAAGATTGATGACACCTTATGAGATGGTACTTGAGTTCCATAAAACATTTGGGGTAGAAATTAACAAGAAGTTTTCACCAAATCTAGTGCAGCTCCGTCATAGTCTAATCCGTGAAGAGTTTCGCGAAGTGGATGAAGAGCTGTTTCCTCATCACGCAGGTAGACCAGATGAAAAGAAACTTACTAAAGAACTAGCCGACCTAATGTATGTTACTATTGGTACAGCTATTACATTCGGACTGCCTCTTGAAGAGGTCTTCGCAGAGGTACATAAATCGAACATGAGTAAGTTGACCAAGGAAGGATACGTACTGCGTCGAGAAGATGGTAAAGTTCTAAAGTCCGACCAATACCAAGAACCTAATCTGGAGAGATACTTTGAAATTTAAACTCGGTGATAAAGTAATATACGAAGGGAAAACTTACTCTTTTCCAGGATTCATCTGTGGAATTACTGATGATGGACAATACATAGTAAAAGCTTGGAATGAATACGGAAGGTATTATACAGGAATGAAGCACATCTATGGAGAATCTCAACTAGAGTTTTGGAAAGAATGATAGTACTCTACACTAAAGACAACTGCACGTATTGTGACCAAGCCAAAGCCTTGTTAAAACTCAAGGGGTTGGAATACAGGGAGATTAATATCAAAGATGATCAAGCACTGGATTATCTACTGTCGTTAAACCTTAAGACAGTACCCCAGATTTGGTTTGATAATGAATATATTGGTGGGTTTAAACAGTTGGAAAAACATCTAAAGGAGGCTACTAACGAGTGACAGAGAAAGTATTTAGAAGTGCATTAGCACAGACTATTTTTGAACAGAAGTATAAACACGATGGGGCTGAAACTTGGGATGCCTTGTCAAAAACACTGGCTAAACAAGTCTGTGGAAACTACGTAGATCAAGAAACAGTAAATAGTATTTATGAGATTATTCGGGATCAGCTTTTTATCCCAGGTGGCAGGTATTTGTATTATGCAGGTCGAAAGGTTAAATTCTTCAATAATTGTTACTTACTCCGTTCCGAAGAAGACACTAGAGAGGATTGGGCTGACCTTAGCTGGAAAGCAGAATCTTGTCTACTCACAGGCGGAGGTATTGGAAACGACTATTCGCGCTACCGGGATTCTACTTCAATCATTTCACGTACAGGAGGAAAAGCATCAGGACCAATTCCTAAGATGCTCATGGTTAATGAAATCGGTAGACGAATTATGCAGGGCGGAAGTCGAAGGTCAGCTATCTATGCTTCGCTCAATTGGAAACATGGAGACATCAGAAACTTCTTAGTTGCAAAAGACTGGAAGAATATGCCAATCCCAGGCACAGATAAAACAATTTGGGATGTGAAGAATGTAGACTTTAACTTCCCTGCTCCACTTGACATGACTAATATCTCTGTAAACTATGATACAGAATGGTTAATGAGTTCTTATAAAGGTGATTATGGAGATGTGTTTCTTAAGAATGTAGAACAAGCGTTGACTACAGGTGAGCCCGGCTTTTCGTTTAACTTCTTTGATAAGGAGAACGAAACACTTAGAAACGCATGTACCGAAGTTACTTCAGAGGATGATAGCGATGTGTGTAACCTAGGAAGTATCAATCTTTCAAGGATACCAGATGCTGAAGAGTTTAAAACGGTAGTAGAACTGGCTACGATCTTTCTTCTCTGTGGTACACTCGAAGCAGACCTTCCTTATGAAAAAGTATACAAAGTTCGTCAAAAGAATAGGCGGCTTGGTTTAGGTCTTATGGGTGTACATGAATGGTTATTACAAAGGAGTTATCGTTATGAAGTAGTACCTGAGTTACATCAGTGGCTTAGTATCTACAAAGGTGTTAGTGATGAGATCTCCAAAAAATGGGCTAATAAGTTAGGAATTTCTCGTCCTGTAGCAAACAGGAGTATTGCCCCAACAGGTACAATCGGTATCATCGCAGGAACAACAACAGGGATTGAACCAGTATATGCTGTAGCGTACAAACGTAGATATCTAAAAGGAACTAAATGGCACTATCAGTACTCTATTGATGCTGCTGCTCAACAGTTGATTGATGTCCTTGGTATTGAACCAGAAAAAATGGAAAGTAGTATTGATCTTGCAAACGATTACGAAAGACGAATCAAGTTCCAAGCTGACGTACAAGATTACGTTGACATGGCAATCTCCAGCACTATCAACCTTCCACCTAGAGAAAATCAAACGTTCACTACTGTACAGTTTGCAGATACTCTCGCAAAGTACGCCCCTCGACTTAGAGGATTTACATGCTATCCAGATGGAAGTAGAGGTGGTCAACCATTAACATCTGTTCCTTATAGTGAAGCCAGAGAAAAGATTGGAAAAGAGTATGAAGAACCACAAGAGTGGCTTGATGCGTGTTCGATTACAGGTGGAGGATACTGTGGGATGTAAAGAGTCTAACTCATACTGGATTATAATGCATTTGATTGCCAAGGAGTTGTCCTCATGAGACAGGTAGAGATCGAGCAGTTTAGCTCATTAACAGACGCTTGTATGTGGCTTGAGAAAGCACTCTATGATTACGAACTCGTAGAGAATGATCTAAAGGGAGAAATCGTCTTGGTTAATGCACAGTGGAGGGTAAGTGTTATCACTGGTACAGCACAAGGAGAGTTATTCGATTGAAGGTATTAAATCTTTATACCGGCTTAGGAGGAAACAGGAAACTCTGGGATGATGTAGAAGTAACAGCAGTAGAACTGGAACCTAAAATTGCTGCAGTATACCGAAGATTGTATCCTAATGACATTGTAATCGAAACAGATGCTCATCAGTATCTTTTAGATCATTCTGAAGAATTTGACTTCATTTGGTCCAGTCCTCCTTGCCAGACACATTCTAAAATGATGAAAGCCACAAGACACAAACTAAAACGATATGTTGATCTAAGTCTATATCAAGAAGTATTATTCTTACAACATTTTTACAAAGGTTATTGGGTAGTAGAGAATGTCAATCCTTTTTATGAACCACTAGTTAAAGGCAAATCTTTAGGAAGACATTATTATTGGAGTAATTTTGATGTAGGAGATTATTCGGAACCTATCCCGAAAGATTTTATCAATCTAGCAAACTTAGAAGGTAAACAGAAGTTAATGGACTGGTTAGGAATCCATTACGAAGAAAACATTTACTACGGTAATAATCACTGTCCAGCTCAGATTCTAAGAAACTGTGTACATCCTAACGAAGGAAAATCCATCTTGGATAATCTACGAAAGGTGATGAATGACAGCTAAGGATATCCAAATCAATGGTACTCATTACAAAGAGATGGCTATTCAACCTTCAGATGTTTTTAGGTATGAAAATGGCAGATTAATAAGAAAGAAAACAGAAAAAGAAGCTGGATATATTAGTTTCTATGGATATAGAATTACCTCATTTAAAAATAAACGTTATCCAGTTCACAGATTAATATGGTGGTTATTAAAAGGAAATTTACCTAAAGGTCAAATTGATCATATTAACCAAGACAGATTAGACAATAGAATAGAAAACCTTAGAGACGTAACAAATCAAATTAATAATAAAAATTCTACTTTACGAATTACCAATAAAAGTGGTTATACGGGTATATCGTGGGATAAAATAACCAAATCTTGGAGATGTTCTATAACTGTTGCTGGAAAATGCATAAATTTAGGAAGATACAAATTGTTAGAAGATGCAATAGCAGTTCGCAAAGAGGCAAACATCCATTTTGGATTTTCGGAGAATCATGGAAAAAGAAAGTCATAAAAATCGTCAAGTAGCTGGTGACCATTATCAGTCAATGTCAATTCAACCTAGTGAATTTATAGTAAAAAATAATTTAGATTGGTACACCGGTAACGCTGTAAAATATATCTGCAGACATAAAGCGAAAGGTGGTAAAGTAGACTTAGAAAAAGCTATTCATTACCTTCAGTTAGCTATAGAAGAGTACTACGCATAAAAATAGCCCCTGGATACGATACTTAGGAGATTTTCCTAGGTGTTGTGTCCAGGGGCTTTTGCTTGTCTATTTTGCGTCGTTATTTAAAACATCAGCTTGGTATTCTTTGTAGTCATTCTCGTTATAAATTCCAGCGCGTACAAGAAACTGAAAAGCTATTCTCATTTTCCTAGAATCATCAGCACTATCCTTAAGTAGTTGCTCTGTAATATGAACAAACGTATCTGAGTCTTTCATCATAGCAGAAGCAAAATTAGCTCTGACATTCCCAGGATCCATATACTCAAGAAGTTTTCCGGCTGCAGCGTTAGTAATAGTTCCGCGACGAGTCAGAGGACCAAACCAAAACCTTGTTAGAGTACCAACTTCTGATTTAGCCTTACGTAAGGCATCGTTCATAGATGCACTAGGTCTTTTTCTAGCTTCTACTGCTGTCTTAACAGAAGGATCAATCAACTCTCTAAAGGATTGCATGATGATAGGCTTATCTTTAAAGATCTCATCACCAATATTCATAAGAGTGCTGTTTTTCTCTAACAGATCAGAACCTTTTGCGATATTTACTGTTCCATCTGCAGTCACATTAGAAAGACTTGGAAAAATTTCTTTCTTTAATGCGTTGATATAAGCAGCTTTCCATCCATTTTTTACTACATCATTCCCACTCTTTTCGACAATTTCTGTCAGCTTTCGTACTTTAGAAATGTTCTGTTTACTTGTGAAAACATCCTGAAAACTTTGAGAAGCATTCTCTTTCAGAGCACCACTCTTTTTAAAGAAATCCTGAAGAGTATCACCATAAATTTCATTAGCAATATCATCTGCTTCCATAGAATAACTGTCAGCCAACTCTTTAAGTTTCTTGACATTTCCTCTGTTTTTAAGAATATTTTGTTCAAGGGTATCAAGTTGCTTTCTTGCCTCAGGAAATTCTTTAAATACAGTCCGATATTTATTTAGAGTATCGAGAAGCCCTTTAGGATTAATTTCTCCTATACCCTCACCAACTGTAGCAATCTCTGTCCTAAGTTTATCTGCAATTTTAGCTCTTGCATAATCAAGAACCTTCATATGAGATTTGTTATATTCATAGCGCGAAAGAGTTTTAACGAAGTGTTCTAGTTCATCAGGATTTTCTGACTCAACTACGTTTTTTATAGTCTTTCTCGTAGCAGCGTCTTGTTTAGGAATATCAAAACGGTCATTAACATTCGTTCTAATGTCGTTAACTTTTCTTGGTACACCTTTACCAACAGTCTCACCAAACACTTCTTTGGTATATTTATCTGCTTTAGTTGCTGCTTCAGCAGCAGGAGTTCCCTTTAAAAGATTAGGTTGAACATGGGCAATATTCTCCTGCATTCTCTCAAGAACATCTATAAGAGCGTAGTCAGTATTCTTGTTTGGATTTGCTCTCAACTCTTCTATCGTTTTACTTAATTGAGGTTTTACATCTGTAACTAGTTTTCTGTAATCATCTCCAGCCTCTTCAATAGCCCTTTTAAGTGGCATAGGAATATTGTAAGTTCTAGCTCCAAGAGTTACAAGTTCTTCTGACGGAAGTAATTCATCTCTTAAATCACTCCAAGTACCATCGGCTTCTGTGTAAGGAGTTTTCTTTACGTCGTCGTACTTTTCTCTTCGAGTGTTATTGACAAAATCATTGCCTTCATCAGTATTAGTAATGAGATCATCCATACGAGATTTGACATTATCGTAGGATTGACTTGCTGTTTTATCAGTACTAACAGGAGATAAAATTTCTGGTAGCTTTGCATTTTCTGTTGCAGCAGCAATATCTGCATCTTCTACTTTTGCTCTAGCTCCACCAACTTCTTGTTGTCCATACTTCTGTATTTCTCTGGCTGTTTGTTCGGAATTTACTCTAGCGGTTTTACCCATAGGGCCGCCGAATACTTCTTCGCTTTGATCAGCAAGAGTTTTAAGACTTACTTGTGGTTGTTCTGTAGCAGCCCTAAGACCTTCATCACCAGCACCAATAATACGTCTATTCTCTTCGTTAAATACACCCTCAATAGCAGCCGCTTCTTGAGATTTATCACCCTTTAGCCCTCTGCGTAAAGCATGTGCAGTATCTAAGTTAATATCTATATTATCTACACCCGGAGTATCAAGATTAAGAATAATTTTTCTGTTGTTTGGATCCTTTAACATAGTAACAACCTCTTGCATAAGAACCTCTCGTTCTTGTGGAGATTGTACACCAGAAGCAGCAGCAACTTTATCCCAGAACTGATTAGCAACAATTTTTTGTGCTTTAGATCTGCTTATACCACCATGAATGTTTTCTGCAAACATATGATAAAGAGTTCCAAACAGCTTCTTACTAGCGTCAGCAGCAGGTTCGATAGCACCAGCAAGAACAGCAGCATCAGCAGCAATATTTAGCCTATCCTTTAAGATGGCTTCTACTTCTGTTGGAGACTTTGTATCAAGCCCTTTAAACAGATAAGAATCTGGCCCTACGACCCACTCATTCCCTTCTGTTTTGTAACTGTCGCCTTCTTTCTTGATGGGGTTGCCAAAAGACAAACCAGCAGAAGTTCCTTGAGAAACCATTTGACCAAGAACTCTAGCCATGTATGAAGTAGCTTGGCCAACTTTAGGAGCTAATGCACCAAGAGAAGAAATCCCTTTGAACATAACTCCACCTAAACCAATACTACCACCAACTTCTCCGACAGTAGAGCCAATTACTTGTTTAACGTTAGTTGGTTTATATGCGGGAATTTCTTGCACAACATCTGTACTTCCTTCAGGAAGAACTCCGGCATATTCACCACCAGCAGTAACACCTTCAACAATATTTCTACCCATATTCCAAAGACCACCAGCAACACCGCTACTAGTATCTTCAACAGGAAGAGGAATCACTTTACCTTTATAGATTCCTGCTCCAGAAGCGTCTCGTTGTGTTTTAGGGTGCTTTAGATAGGCTTCGTACAAAGCTATTTGATTTTGTTTTTCAATACCATTGTACATCTTATCGTTAACTTCTGGAAGGTCCATGATCTCTTCTTGACCTTTAGGACCATCCATTGTTACAGGCTCTTTCTGAGTTTTAAGCATAAAATCAGGAAGGATAGAAGTGTTTTCTTTAGTCTGCCATTTAATCTTTGGTTCAGATTTTGCAGCAGCTTTCTCTTTCTGCTGCTTTATCCTTAACCTAGCCTGTGCTTTTAAACGGAGTTCTTCTTCTTCATCCATATTACCATCCTGTTTCAGGTTTTTGCTTAGAGTATTTTGAGCGAACTTTTTGTTGTTCTTCAGGTGTTAAGACTCCCCAAAGATCTTCATCCCATCCCGGAGGTATAGAGCCCCCTTCAACATTTTTAGTAGGATCAGGCATAAGATCACTATTCCCATAGCTTACAAGATTCTGATAAGCCGCTTTTACATCAGGATCTTTACTATTAGCTAATTCTTCAACAAGAGAAGTTGGTTCGTATTGTGAAGGAATAAACTCGTAGTCAGCAAAGAATTGTTTAATGCCCCGATCACTAGATAGAATCTGAGCCTCTTTATCATCTAGAGTTTTAGCAGTAGTAAGAATCAGATTTGACATGTTTTTGTGGAAAGTCTCGGGTTGTCCAGGAGAAGATATATCAAAGAATACCTTACGTTCTCCTTCGGATACGTTACGACCTTCTTGCCCAAGAGAAGCGCCTAATTGATACGCAAAAATAGCTCTTTGGACTTCAAACAATGCTTTCTGCTGCGCAAGATCACTCACACCAGAAGATTGTAGAGTTGTCTCAGCATTTTTAAGTTCTGCAAGAGACGGTATATCTTGACCCTCTAGAGTCCCAGTATCCTTAAAGATTTGTGATACTTTAGCAGCACCAGCAGCAATATCGTGAACTGTTGCATCTGTCCACCTAAAGAATCCAGAAGTCATTGGCTGCAGAACATCACCATTACTCTTCTTAACCAGATCATCCATGATAGAATAAACTCTTAAAGAAGATTTAACACCAGCTTTTGCACTAGCAATCTCTTGGAGAGGCTTATCAATAGTTTTATTGATTTCTGCTAGGCGTTGAGTTTGTATCGGATCTACAGGAATTACTGCACCTTCTATTGGATTACCAGAAATATCAACAGGATTTCCATCAGCATCTTGCTGAACTTGAGTAGTCTTTACATATTTACCATTTACATAAATGTTAGAAAGTCCGCCGTTTTTAATTCCATTTTTGATAGCTTCTCTTTCAGCTGCTTTACTGGTCCCTTTTTCAACAGACCTGAGAGTTCTTTCAGCCTCAGTAATCCTATCTTGATCACCAGAAGCAACAGCAGCATCGTATTCAATCTGAGCTTCAGGTAAAGTATCAAACTTGCTTGGTTCTCTTACAGGTGGAGCAGGAGTAAAGTTAATCCCAGAAGTATCCTGAACAGCAGGTTGATAAGCATCACCACTGATAGTGTTCTGAACCTCTTCAGGAGATACACCAGCAGTACCAGCTACTTCATTAGTAGCATATTCATCCAGACGCTGTTGACGAGCCTTCTGCATATTTGAACCAATTTCATTCAGCTTATCACTAAACTTAATTTTAGTGGCAGGGTTCTTTGGATTGTTATGCAGGAGTTCAGTATTACTAGCAGGTTGTGGAGCCTCAGGTGCTTGTGGTACTTCAGGAGTTTCAGCAGGGGCCATACCTGAGTCTACAGTCTGTTGATCAACAGGTTTTACTTCAGTCTTTCCACCTTGTTGAGTAAAATCAAACTTACCAGTCGTAACACTAGTTACAATATCATCCTCATCAGCTCCACCTCGAACCTGTTCTATAACCCAAGGTAAAATTCTGCGGTCTGCATTAGTGCGTTTTAAGATAGCCTCTGCTTTATTCACAGCTTTAGTATCTTCACGTTTCCACTCATCAACTTTATTTCGTTGAGATATGAAATCTGCATACTTCAGCCTAAAAGCATCAGCTTTCTGTTGTGCTCTACGCTCTTCACCAATCTCGATCTGACGAGAAAAGGCAGTTCCAAATCCGGCCATAAAACCCATTATACTTTACCTCCAGACATGAAACCTGTAGCCTCAGTTTGAGGAGCCTCAGGAGTTAACCTTTCAGCAGCCTGCTCTATTTTAACTTCGTCAATCATCTTTACAGCAGCTTTAACCTTATCACGATTAATCTTTTCTGTTTTTGCCATCGCTTTAAATGTTGGGCTCATTGCAGGTTTTCTCTTCTTTTCAATACCAAGTTTTGGTGTAATACCATATGCTTTACACATAAGCCACATGATGTGTGCTACTGGACCTGCCATTAACAGAGCAAAATCTACAGTCCATTTACCAGCTCCAACACCAGCCATAGTAAACATATCAGCAGCCTGAAGAATAGTGACACCAGTTTCCATCATTGTGAGAAAGCTAACAAATTTTTCTTCATCCATTAGATGATTAAAAGAAAACTCGATAGCTTCATCCAAGTCAGTATACTTAGGTGGTCGATGCCAAGGATAGTTCTTGGTATCAGATGTGAAATTAGCCCCAGGAATAGGACCATCTAGGAGTGCTGATTTATCTAACATATTATTCTCTCTTTAGTTCTGGTTCATCATCCACTTTACCAAGGCCCTCTTCTTCACCAAAAGCATCAAAATACTTTTTAGTATATTTCATCCTCTTACCAGAAGTGACCTTTAGTTCATCAGGAGATAACCCTTTGAAATAAGCTTTAACTGCTCTACGAACCATTTCTTCTCTTGTCATCTTATAATCCTAACCATTCAGTAATATCACCAGCAGCTTTCATTGCATCAGGTAGATTATTAATTAATGCTCCAGTGATTGATCCGACCATAGAACCAAATGCTTCACTATCAGCAGCATTACTAGCAGCATCAGCAGCCAACCTAGCTAGAGCAAGTTTATTCCTACGCTCAAGTTCGTTTTCTGTTGAAGTCCAAAGATAATCTAGGTTACTATCGTAACGATCCCAAAGGTTATTCATCTGTTCTTGAGAAATACCAACTAAGTTTTGAACATCTCTAGAAGCCGCTTCAAAAGTCATTTCAGCAGAAGTAAGAGTTACAGTCTGTCTCCATTTAGCGTTACTAACGTCGATGTTATACTGCATTGTGCTTTCAAACTGTTCACGATTGTTTTCAAGATCTTGATGGAACCTTTCCATAGTATTAAATTCACCTACGTTAAAGGCTTCCATCTGGTTAGCTTGACCAGTATTAAACTCGGTCATATGATTCAGCTGTGAAGCAGTAAACATTTCGATACTAGAGTTCAGCTGATCATAAAAACGATTCTGTTCGTTTTGAGCATCAGCCGTAAACATCCTAGCAGTATTAACCGCTTTAGCATCTTCAAGGATAGACTGTACCCTTGCTTGAGTATTAATAACGTTAGCTTGCTGTTGGTTGTTTAAGTTAGCAAGATCCATCTGCAGGAATGCCTGAGCATTTGTTACTGCAGCAGCCATTCTATTATCTAGGTTCGCTAACTCAAATTTAGCAAGGATGTTAGTCTTGTTAATGATTGACTGCTGCTTGTTGCTAAGATTCTGCAGGGTGAGTGTCTGAAAGAATTTAGCATCTTCCGAAGCAACAGGAATACTAGCTTCCATGATTGCCTGTGACATTGCAGCAGTAGCCGCAGTACCAGTCATGCCTTTGAATGTAGCAATCCTAGCTACATTTCTGGCAGCACCAGCAGCCCAAGCAGGAATAGTAGGATTACCATTACTATCAACAAACTCTGACTGAAGAATATCTAGCTGACCCTTTAGAGTAGCCTCTTTAGCAACATCCTTAATCTCTAGATGAGCATAATCGTCTAGACCTAACTTAGATGTAGCAGCTTTAAGATCAATCTGAGGTATTTTACTACTATCAATCAGACTTCCAGAAGAAAGAGTACCTTTGGCAGCAGTCATCTGCCCATTCTTCTCTATATTCTTTTGTGTAGTCTGAGCAGTATAACCAACCGCAGCTTTAGGATCTACTTTAGTGGCACCTACAGCAGTCCCTTGAGTAACTTCGCCTTGTGCAGTAGCAACAACAGGATTACCACCCAAGCCATATCTAGGATCAGCAGGGTTGAGGTTAGTACCTTGAGCATTCGCATCAATATTCGGTACATGATCAACGTTACTCATACTCTCATTCTCAGGAGTATTAGGATCATCCCTACGAATAAGAATACTGGGGTCTAAAGCAGCTTGACCACTTAAATCTGCAACACCAACTTGACCAGTACCGGGTTCTGGAGTTCCAGGAACAACAGTAGTAGGTAGACCACCAGAAGGAAGTGGATCAGTTGGAGTAGTAGGGGTTGTTGGTGTGGTGGGTGTTTCTGGAGTCTCAGGAGTTGATGGAGTACCACCCGGTAAAAGGGGTAATCCACCACGAGCCCTCATCTCATTCTGTCTATCAATATCAGATTGTATAGTCATTATTTAAACCCTTCGGGCATGTTAAGGTGTTCCGTGAAATAGAGATTTAATTTGATCACCTATATATAAAAAAGTAAGAATACCGCCGCCGACGATCCAAACCCAATGGTTTTTAATCCAACCGTCAAACCAACCAGCAGCTTCTGCACGAGCTATAATTTTTCTGACAATATCAAACTCTTTACGGGAGAGTTTTACAGTAATAAGTTCATCTTGTTCGTAATCTTTAGGCGTATCAATCACTCTATTATCTCCCTGTTAATGCTTTAAAACCAATGACGCCAGAACCAACATAAAAAATCCATTTGATCATGTCTCCGGCCCATTGCCTCATCTCAGGGGTGGGAAGATTAGCTACATCAGCTTGGAATCCAAAAATACTATCTAAGATTACAGCAGTCCACCATAATCCTAGTGGTACAGTAAACAAACCTACAAGAACCCAAAAGAAAGGAAATCCCATCTTCTTTACTTGTAGATCAGCCATTATTCTGCCGTCTTCTACAATCTGCTTAAGATACTCAGCAGTCAACTCTGAACGAAGTTTTTCTTTATCAACCTCAAGTTCAGCTTTTCTTTTATATACGTCTGCTAACTTATCAATAAAGTTACCTAGCCCTGCATTCACCAAAAGAGTAAGAATCTTAAGCATCTTTTCTGCTCTTAATAAAGAAATAAGCCCCTATTGCTGCAGCGCCTACAAGGATAACTGCAAGAGCTATCGCAATCGGACCACTCACTTGGGATAATCCTAAGGCTGACAGGATAGATACTACCCAAGTAATATTCTCTTTCGTTACTATAGGAGGTTTCACTTTCTCTACGGGTTGGGTGTTCGTTGATACATAACTTCCCTTTGCCCATAGACCACATTCAGCAGCCCTCCGATTAACTAGACCTTGAACTTTCTTTCCATTGTCATTCACCCATTTCATCAACTCTGAAGGGACAGAATTGTAATCTCCCTTGTTCAACTTCTTCAAAAGAGTGCTTTTGTCTAGAGCACCAGTATTGAAGTGGAACGAAACAAGAGCAGAAAATTGGTTATCTGTCAGAGGTACTTTAACAAGTCGAACTACATCAGCTTCAAACTTATCGAGATCATCCCTCAGGATTTTCTCAGCTTCAGCTTCTGTAATACTCATACTAGGATTAACTTTAGGATTACCAGCGGCAGAAGTGTGACCATAACCTATAGTCCAAACACCACCACCATCTTTATAAGCCTTAAGTCTTAGTCCCTCCCATTGTTTAATAAGTTTAAGCCCTTCGGCGTTTACGTTTCTAGCCATGTTTATCTCCTAGAGTGTTATAACTGCCATAACTTCTTGTCCTGCAGTCCCAGAAAAGTTTGCCGAGACTGTCACAGCTGCTCCACTAGTAGATACAGTTGCAGCAGAAAATCCAATACCATCGTTAGAGTGATCAAACACTTCTGTCGCATTAGTCCATGTCGTTGAGGCACCTAAGTTGTTTCGAGCAGCAGTAGCAGCTATCAGATAACCAGAAGCACGAGTATCTAGAGTTAATGACATAGCACCAGAGTTATCAGTATCACTATCATACATGTGGGATGAAGTAATACCAGTAACAGACCAAAGACCTACATCACAATCAGAACAACCGCTATTCAAGGTTACAGCTACAGTCCCACTTGTACCACCAGGAACATAAGCAATACCTATGGCCACCATCATGTCAGAACTGCCACTACTTCCTGTAGAAGTTGCAATAATCCTTGCTGTTTTTCCGCCTATAGTACAAGAGGATACTGATAAAGGTCCAGAGCCTCTTGCACCAATAGCAACTACAATCCAACGATTACCAGCAGCAGCGCCAAAACTAAGGCCGGGGAAAGACCAAGAAGTAGAACCACCAAAGCTACCATCGTTATCATGATCCCAAGCTAAAAAAGTAACAACTCTAGTACCAGAAGCAATTTGGTTACCTGAGAAAGCCTTAAGACCGGGGATCATTATGTAGTCCTTCGAGTTACTGCCGTAATTACTATAGTGTCTGTTGCTCGAACAAAATACCAAATTTCAAGAGTTTCTGTAGTAAGAATACTGAACGGTGCAGCTTCAATACCAGTAACAGGCTTCCAATCAGCATGTAAATCAAGAGTTCTTGTAGAGCCTGATGCAGTAACTGAGATACAACCAGACTGTCCTACTTTCTCGTTTGTTGGTGCTCCTAGTGTTCTGTTACCAGCTATTACTAGTGAAAAGTTAAAACCAGTATTCATATCTACAGCAACCGTTGCACCGTCAGACAAAGCTACGAAAGCAGCTGAACCCCAAGTAATGTCTGTAGTCAGAATCCTGTCAGCAGTGTTAGCACGTAGTTCTGATGTACTAGCCTCTTTAGCAGTCAAGTTTGCAGGAGTTATTGCTCTTGCAGTATCAGTCCCTGTTTGAGTTTCAGCATCAGTCGCTAACTCCACAACACCAGTATAACTTGTAGTGGCGGCTTGTTTTAAGTTGTCAAACGAAGCAGCATAAGTTGCTCCACCACCGCCACCATTAGTAGCACCAAGAATACCTGATACTCCACCTGTTAGACTAATACGTGGGCCTTCGCCTACAGTTCCATCATGAGAATGTCCAGTAGTAGCATCAAAGGCATCTTCTATTGCATTAAATTCATCGTTGAGTGGGGCAGCTAAAATATCTTCGTTAGTGATGATGCTAGCGGAGGACTGCCGTGTATAACCTGTGCCCATTAATCTCGACCTTTTACTGAAAATTCGGGAACAAACCCTTGGATTGTATAAGGGGGTGAAGTGCCATCTGTAACAATAGAAAACTGTACACTAAAGCCTGATCCCTCGATGTTTTGACTAAATTTGTTGACAGAAGCACCACCATAGACAGACCCATCATCATACTTCACGCCACTATCATACTTAGCAGAAGAAGATACAGAAATGCCTATATAGTCTCTAGGATTAAGAATATTAGAGTCTCCCCAGTCGTAACGAACAGCCAAAGACATGGTGATAGAACCCTCAGGTTTAATAAATAGGTTTAGCTTCCTCATCTTTTTCCTAATCTCAGTATCCCCAAGATCAAGATAGGGTGTGGTATAGATTGCTACGATGTTAGTTCCATCAAAAGTGTTACCAGTCTCCTGTCTATACACTTTTCCATTGTAATCACCATGAAGAATCAACTCTTGGTTATTTACGATGCCACTCCATACGCAACTAGCACGAATGCCAACCATCTCCATAAATTCCCAGAGAGGGCCATTCGTACCATTCTGTCGATAACATCCAATCAATCCATAAGCATCAGAAACACCAGTAGTGTCACCATCATCAGTAATAAAGTATCTGAATTGTGTTTTAGAAAGGATGTCTACAGCAACGATGTTTTGCATATCGTAGTCATCGATAATATCGTTGATAATTGTTTGGATAGCTTCGGACAGCAACCCTAACTCAATATCATTAACTCGATCAGTACCAGCAACAGGACGGATACCATCAGGTGCAAGAAACAGAAGGTTGCCTGCCAACTCAATGATACTATCTCTAGCAATACATCCCAAGTTATCGGTGACAGACTCTATAAGGAATGTAGCGTCACCATTGTTATCAATATAAGGTTTGATCTGTGATATGGCACCACTACCAAAGATGAAGAGTTGGTCACGCCAAGGTTTAATGTTTATCACTTCGTTGTGGAAAATCATCTGTCCACCACCAGCAGCAACAGTCCAAGTATAAGGATCAGCTGGAGCTGAGTAACATATGATACTTCCTTTAGCCATAAACACATGGTTCTTAAAGACTGTTACAACAACAGGACTATCAAGTACTTGGTTACCACCAGGATCACCAGAACCACCAGCGCTAGTAGATGCTAATCTTTTCCAGTTGGTGCCATCGTAGATGACTGCTTTATTAACTCCGTCTACAAAAATAATCTTGTTACCATCACCAAAGTTAAACTGTTCAGCTCTCACTCTGTAGATAGTGGTATTATAGACGTGTGTAAAACCAGTAGCAAAAGCAGTCCAACCACTAACTCCTAGTTTATAAAATTTGTAAGTATTACCAGATGCCAGTTTCCTAGCAGCAATAACTTCGTAGTCTGAAGAAGCAGAACTATAGAAAACCCAAATGCCAAGAACTTTACCTTCTGCAGTATCGCCAGCAGAAGCTGTTACTTCTGGATAGGTAGAGTTGTATTCGGCAAAACCATTAATACGTCTGTATCCACCGGACTGGTTTGTCTCGTAGTTAATAAGACTGTAAGCTGAACCGGGAGAGACAGAAGAAAGAAGAAAAGAGTTTTCGTTTCTGTTAAGACCACCTTCGCATAATATTTTAGTAGCTTGGATACGATCAGGCATTTAAACCCCCTTGGGTTAAGTGATCTTCGATCATGTTTTACAGATACCTTGGATCTTTATAGTAAGCGTTACTACGATTATATCCACCACCATGATTGATTACAGTATCGGTGACAGTAATGTACTTATTCACCAGAATACTCCTCATTTTAGCAAGACCAGCACGGAATTTTGACTCTGTTACAGCAGCTCTCTCGTCGTTGTCATCAAACAGATACATATAGTACATACCACCTTGAACAATCACATGATCCCATTCTGTAGGAATACGAGATGTATCAGAGTACAGATCAAGTTCTGTTGGAAATAGGTAGTATCGAAATTTTAAGGTGTATGCTTCATCAGGAGATGGACTCACACCAAAACCTCTACCGTGTGCTTCAAAACAGAACTTAGGTAGACCAATTCCATCAGTCTCACTATCGTAATCTTTGTCACGTAGGTATTTGTACCATTCGTCTCGGTTGATGACTGCTAGGGTAGTTGTTTCAACGTTAAGAGTATCATCCTTTTGTATTTGAAAAGAGTTCCAGTCAGCAATCTTAAAATTGTCTGGCCAAGCGTATTCTTCTACACCAACAGAAAGGGTGACAGTATGTTCTGCAGCATTAAAGGGCCAGTGATGCTGTTGAGAGTTGATATCTTTGACTGCATAACGAATGGCCTCTTTGGCAGCCTTAGCTTTACCACGAACAGTAGCAAACTCGTCTTGTTCGATTTCTACTTCGTTAAGCATAATCAGAAGTTTGTTTGTTAAGTCAAGAAAACTTGTAGAACTCATGTTTAGTCAGTCTCCTGATAGATTGGTAGCGAAGTTGTACTGGTACTGTCGTATAGAGAACCAGAAGAAATAGTAGTTGACTGATAGATACCTAAGTTTGTATCTTGGGAAGTTGTGGTGTAGAAAGGAGACTCCCTGTATCTAAACTCAGAAAAGAGTGAGAAAGGGAGTGCCCCTAAAGGTATTTTCCCAAGAGGGGCTGCTCCAAGAAACATTAGATATTAGCAGTACGAGTTTTGATTGTCTGGACTGCTGAAAGAAGATCCTTCAGGAGTGTAGATAGTGTACGACCATAGCAGTAATTTACAATCTTCTGGTAAATATCAAGCATTGCATTTTTGTTAGCGATAGCTTCAGCATCTGTTGAGACACCTGTATTAGCTAGTTTAACTAGAGAATTGATATAGCTTTGGAAGGTTGCAGTATACTTTAGTTTATTTGGAATAACTTTAGCAGACATCTCATTCATGAAATACACATGGAAGTTATTCATAGCGTCTGATTTGATTGTCATCTTTAATCTCCTATTAATAGAATGAAACATAGAAAGAACCTAAAACGTTGACACCCTCATCATCTTGATCAACGTTAGTATTAGCTGGAGAGGTGTTGTAGACTTTGTAAGCTAGATAATGGTTTGTTGCTGGTGAAATTTCTGCATCAGCAGTAGTACTAAATGTTCTAGGGCTAACAGCAGCATTTGCACCATATACACCAACAACTATCAACGGAGGAACACCACTTCCAGAAGTAACAGTTTGTAAAACAGGATTACCAGAAGTTGCTTCAGAGTTTACGGAGGAGACAGTATAACCTTTAATCGGTCTGTCACCACGTACAATAATCAAAGACTTCCAGTTATTCACATTGGCGTTCATTCCAGTGATACTACCTGACTCTGAACCATCTGCTAATTTAATATCAGCTTGACCAGAGTTGTTTAAAGTATTCTTATAAAAGATGTTAGTAAAATTTGTAGGTGTTCCTTGAGCCGGTGGTACTGTTCCACCACCAAACGCAGTCACAATAATAACATCGCCTTGTAAAATACCGGCTGGAAGGGATATAGTCGAAGCAGTACTAGTATTAGAAGAAGGGACAGAGATAGAAGAAACCCCTCCTCCACCCATTAATATACCAGATTTAACAATCATTAACATGTTTAGTCCCACCCTTCTAGCGGGTCAAACGCTGAAATCTCCTTTGGATCAGTTAAAGCGTACAGTTTCCCTTCAAGTTCATCTGATTTATAACGAATTTGCTTGATCTTAGCCCATTTTTGAAGTAAATCAGAAGCTTTATCTTTTTGTTCCTTAGGCCATTGAGCTAAATCTGGCCCGAAAACCAGAAGATTTTCTAACCCCGCAGCCATCGCATTAATCTGTTGATGATCAAGGAGTACTTCATAAATTCTCCTACGAGCCTCATCCTTAATCTCCTGAATCTTTTCAGACACCAACTTATCAACATCCTCTTGAGGTTTCTCTAGGACGGAGTAATTTACTACAACAACCTCATCCTGTACGTCATAACTTTTTTCGAGGTATTGAATCTTAGGATCATATTCTGGAGGGTTATCCTCCACTTTAATCATCCTAGGTTTACCTTCTGCTAACAGCTTCTGGTCTACGTTAGGTGCATAATTTCTAAACTCAAGAATTTCTTTTTCTTGAGATACTAAAGCGTATTGTTCCATCTCTCACCTTTTAAGCGTCTGTTGAAGCGTTAGTTGTGATTCTGATTTCAATTCCAAGAAGAATGGCATCTACTGCTAATGTATCAGCACCGTTGGAAACTGCTCTTGTAATTCTGAAGAACTGTAAATCACCTTCAGCAGGAGTACTACCAATGGTAATAGCAGATGAATAAGAAGTTACGTGAAGATCATTAGCTACGATAAAAGTGTCTGTTACTGTCTGTGCTGTACCATAAGCATTATCCATAGCATCATCATCACTTCTAGCTTCAGCAGCTAAACTCCAAGCAACACCACCTGAACCAGATGCAGCAGTCCAATAAGCTCTAAAAGTCACTGTACCTTCATCCCATTGTTTAGGAAGTGCCACAAAGAAGTTTAAATTCTCTGCTGTAGTCGTATCAAAAGCATAACCATTCAGCATATTCTTGTTGGTAGCCAGTTCAGTTGTATAATAAGAAGGACCGTTTGTTGTCGAGGACTGCATACTTCCCGCAGGAACCCAAATAGCTTGAGTACCGATTGGAGACTTAGAGTCTACGTAGGCTTTAGTTGACTGTTGAGTAGGAACTTTGGTATCAAGGTTAGACGACATAGTATCTTCGTCAATGACAAAAGACATACTAGCAGTCGTAGTTGTACCAAACTGTACAAATGCGGTACTATTCAATCCATCGAGTAAGTCAGCATCAAGAGTACTACCAGCACCATCATTCCCTGCGTGCCAGACAGTGTTACCATTAATCTGCCAGACGTTAGAAGAGTTTTGACGAAGGTTGTTAGTGCCTGAACGAGTAAGAGTTAAGGCGTCTGCAGTATTATCCCAATAGATAAGTGATTTAGAAACATCAGATCCATTTCTGATTGTAATACCTGGGTTTGTGTCTCCATCGATGTAAATCAAACCAGAGTTAAACTCAGCATTACCTGTAAACGTAGAAGTACTAGAAACAGAGAAAGTACCTGTTACTGAAGTCAAACCAGCAGAACTAATCCTAAGACGTTCCGTCAGAGTTGTAGAACCATCTGGTGTAGTATCAAAGATTATACAACCCGGCATATCTCCTGCACCGGGAGTATTATCTACAGCAGCTCGGATTCTAGCAGCCGGTGGCCCATTAGTGCCATCATCACCATACCAAACAAGACTACCTAAGAGGTCACTTGCTTGAACAATACCTCTAGTACCGGGAGTAGCACCACGGGATTTAAACAGTCCGACAGTAGGTCCACTAGCATCAGCACTCCAGCGATAAGTGGTTATGTGAGTATCGCTGTTTCCAATACCGTGGATTTGTAGTCTTGGAGTATTTCCGTTTGCTGCACCAGTTGCTAAACTAGTAGTATGCCCAAGAATTAATCTTTGAGAAGAGTCAAATAACCCTGCATGAATACCACCAGTACTAACTGCCACTTCATCAGCAGCAGAGAAATAAAATCCGGTGTTAGTATCACCTATGTTAGTAATACTAGGTAGAGCAGCAGTCCCGTCAGCAAACTCTGCAGGAACAGTAAAAGAAGCAGTCCCGTTAAAAGTTGCTGTACTGTTAAAGATTACAGAACCAGAAAACGTAGGAGATAGGATATCGTTTGCTAAGACGGTGATAGCAACTCTAGGGGATGTAGAAAAGTTTACAAGAGCATTACTATTACTAGAGAGTAATGGAGTACGACTAAAGGTGTTGGTTGCAGCAGTATAGACTGTAGTACCAATCTCCCATTCTAGTCCTTCGTTACTTTCAGCAGAATAAGAGTAGCTTGCAGCATTTACTGCTCCTGCATCACTCGGAGTAAGATAACCAGAAACAGCATCGTCTACTACAAAGTCACCAGTACCAGCAGCGTCAGCGTTGAATACACACCTGTTTAGTAGACTATTGCCCATTTAAGTCTCCATTATCGATAAGTAAATAGAAGGTTTGTGTTTGATACTGTTCCATCAAATCCGCAGTATAACCCTGTGGTGAATGGAGCATCAATAAATAAAGTGTATGGTATAAAGACAGAAGCAGGAATAGCAATAGCTAGGATTACTGTACCAGTTTCTGTAGTACTATCGTACAGAGTAATCACACCAGCAGCAGGGGTTGCAGCACTAGGAGCGACTGTCACACAATGTAGAAATCCAGCCGAACCTTTAACCTGAGAATCGCCTGTCTTCCTTGAGTACGAATAGGGACCATTCTCTACGTAAAGTCCTAAACCAGTTCCAGCCTGATACACACGACCCCAGTTGTTAGCTGTACTGAAAGCAGTCAACCTAGATACTGTTCTCATACTGTTAGTGCTTGAAGAAGTAGCGACACCATCAGCGTTGTCTGCTAGACCACCTACTTCAGTGTTCGCACCACCCATAGGAACGATACGAAGAATACTTGAAGAACTTACTTGTAAATCACCACGCTGACCGTTGGTTAATGTTGGAACAGAAGAGTTATAAACACCACCAACCTTAAGAGGGTTTCCTGAGTCAGTAGCACCAGCAGCAGCATTACCAGCAGGGATTGTTAAAATCCTACCTACTGAGTCTACTTTAATAAAACTTGCATCACCATCATGTACAACGTTTAGTGCAGATTCGTATTTACCACCAACTAGGATAGGATTACCTGAAGCTAGTGCATCATCAGCACTCAACCCTTGAACAGCAACTTTAAGATTACCACCAGAGTCAACTTGAATATTATTGTACTGTTTATCACCTACAGTAGGAGGTGTAGAATTGTATTGTCCTGCGATTGTATTAGGCATTAGCTAAGTCCTACAGCACCAAGATTAACGATAATGCTACCACGTCCTGCAGAGTCGAACCAGACAACAAGTGCTTCATCTCGTGCATTTAGTGTAGCAACAGTATTAGTTCCGTTGAATGTACCACCTGTCAACGTTAGGGTGTGTGCAGCAGTACCAGAAGCTGAAGTGTCTTTAACAATAAACAGGGTGTTAGGTACAACAGTCCAAGTAGCTGCGATTGGAGTAGAAATGTGGTTTAATTCAAGAACACGGGTAGTAGCTGCAACAGCACCACTAGCAGTCAGTTCCCGTACGAAACTGGAAACATCTGCAGCCTTATCTATCTCTGCTTGTGTTGCACCTAGTCCCGAAGGAATGCCAGCAGCGCCAAGCCAAGTAATAATACCAGCAGGAGAAAAAGTATATAGAGAGCCGTTGTATAGGAATGTTGCTTCATGACCAGTGTTTAAAGCAGCATTAATAGCATCGGCAAGAGTTAGGTTATTGCTCATTAATTAATCCTTCTTAGATAGAGGAAACTCCCCTGCAACTTTCATCACAGGGGAGTCCAATTAATATTAAGAGCCTACAGCAGCAATGCCGACATCTGACTTCTTGCTGGATACATCTAGGATGTGTGCAAATACACGGAGTTTACCAGTAAGAATCGTACCAGTCTGTGTAGCCACAAGAAGGTCTAGAGTATCTGCAGTAGCGAAGAATGTCTGTGCAGGAGTGATAGATGCAGTAGCAGCCGCAGCATAAGCCAGAGCAGCAGCACCATCTAGATCAAAACCATCAACCCAGCAATCAACATCACCACCAGTGACACCAAAGTCAATAGTAGCATCAGTTGAAGTACCGGTCATAGCGGTCATAACCTGAAAACCAGCAAACAGAACCTGCGAACCGGCAGGAACATAAATTGCCTGGATAACATCGCCCTGAGCAATAGCAGAGCCTTTAGCAGTTACCACATCAGCGAGATCAATAGTGTTCTCAATGCAGTAAGCCTGAGTAGCTGAACCCCACGCGGAAGCATGAGTAGCACCAGTTTTATATAGTGTAGAAATAGTAGCCATAGTCTATGATCCTTTCTGTTAGCCTACGTTGCTGTTCCAAATGGCACGAACAAGAGACTCTGGACGGAGAATCTTACGACCATAGAGGTTTAGACCACGGACGATTTCACCAAATGAGGTTGGGTTACGGAAACGTTCTACCTTGTCAATTGACTGTGCAGAAGCGACTGCAGAATCATGACCAGCTACGATCACACCATAGTTTGATGTTGAGCCGTTGGTGTCAGCAGTACCGGGGCCTGTACCAATTGTAGGAAGGTTGTTGCTTTCGTAAACACGGAAACCACGGATTAGACCATTACCAAGACGACCATTCTCGATTTTACCACCAGCATTCTGGTTTGCAGCATAATCGTTGTTGACGAACTTGGAGTTTTCATCCATTAGGAGTTCTTTGAATACAGGGTCAATAACTACCCAACGGCCATCCTTAGGAACGTTCTGTAGGTCCATCCTACGAGCCATACGGTTAAGTAGAGCCAGAGGGGTAATATCATAAGTGCCAGCAGTACCAATAGCGATAGAAGTAGTATCACCACCACCTGAAATGAAACTTGAGCGAACAAGTTTGTTAGCAGCAAGTAGTTCGTCTGTACCGGCGCTAGAGTTAGCAAGAGTACCTGGGTATGTGGTACGAGCAGACCATGTGCCAGCATCAGCATCATATTGATAACCAGAGAGATAGCCTAGTACGTTCATATCCATTTCGTCGGCCATCTTATAGCCAGCACGATCCGAAGCCTTCTCTAGCCAGTCAATATGAGTAAGAGCAGCTTCTAGATCATCAAGACCAAACTGGAAGTAGTTTGACTGATCGATGACTAGCTGGAAGTCTTCATCAGAGAGTGACTGAGTTACGAGAGTAGTGCCACGGGCATAATCACGGATGACGATTTCGGGTTCGAGCATGATACGAACAGTATCACCTTTGCCTTTAATCTCACCGAAGTAACTTGAGTTTGTGATATCCTGAGCAACAGACTTCTTACGGAAGCGAGTCTGCATGTTCTTGGAGAAAATAACTGGGGACCATACGCCACCAGGAAGGTTGTTATAGTTAGCAGCAGTTGAAAATGCCATTAGTTTTATTCCTTTTGCTTATATTTGTTTTGAGATAGTTTTCTAACAGATATAAGAGGCTATTCCACTGGGTTGCCTCCAAAGAGGGGCCAGGTTTATAGGTTGTCTTTATCGTGCACCACCAGACATATCATAGAATGCTGGATCTAGCATAGCCTTATGAATCTCTGGTTTAAATTTATCATAGTCCTCACCACTCATTTTAAGAATACTAGACTCAGTAAATTTAAGTCTGTTATTCTCTGGTGCGTCTGAGGATGGGGTTTTTACTTGACGGGCCAAGTCATTGTGTTCTTGGGTAGCGCCTTTACTTTTCTTACCGACCATGCCGGAGTCCAGCTTGTAGAGATCAATACTACGAGCAGCATCCATGACATCAGTTTCGTTTTTGTACAGTGAGTCAATAATCCTACGAGGTTGCTTCTGTACCCAATCCTGAAAATCTTTAGTATCTTTAATACTGTCAAAATCAGGGTGAATCTCTAGAAGGGCTCTATAAGCTTCGGCTCTGGCGATTGTACGCTCACGTTCTTCGATAGCTTTTAGTTTTTCTTCGATTTTCTTTTCGCTCTCACGAGAACGTTTAATAGCGTATGTGTCGATAGTCTTAGCAATATCGGGGAACTTCTCTTCCCATTCAGCAATCTCTTCGTCAGATTTAGGAAGACGGAACTCTTTCTGAGCATACTCTTCTAATTGATTTTTGAGTGCAGCTTCTTTTTCTGCCCATTCCTTCTGGAGCTGTTGGAGATAACGACGACCATCATCGTGTCGCTTCTTCCAAGTTTTCTCTTCAGGAGGTAGATTTTCATCTTCAGGGTTAGACTCTGGAGTCTCTTTAGGAGTGCGAAGTGCTTCAAGATCTTTTTCATCCTGTTCTTCACGAGTAGTATTCCGATATTTATTTTCTGAAATCATAAGTAGGGGGCCTTTCTCGGCGTAGCCTTAATTGTTATTACCATAGTCCAGTGCCACCAGATGTGACACCACCACCACCTCTATTAGCTTCTTCATCAGTAGCATCACCAGCTTGCCTAGGTCCTACATCTCTTTGAGCGGCAGGTTCAGGAGCATCTGGGAAGTGGTCTTTATCATTAGAGTTATCAAACAGGGAACTAAAGAAACTCTTAGCATCAGCAAGCATCGCCTGTATTGGGCCATCTCTTTTAGTAGCCTTAGCTTTAGTATTCTGTTCTTTTATCTGTTCAGGAGTTGCAGGAACAATCCCACCGGGTAGAGTTTTACCACGGACTCTGGCTTCATTAGGTGTTAGATTAGTAACGCCAGTGGGAGATATGGCTTCAGTACCGACAGCGTAGGTACGATTGTTGATATTGTAGCTTCCAACCTGACCTTTATTGTCTTTAACAACATCTTTAGCGAATCCAAATCCTGTGTTCTGTGGTACATCCATTGCATCCCTTGCTGCATTCGTAGCGACAGCATTGTTAGTATTGATACCAAGGTTTATAGCCTTTCCAGCTAAACCAAGAGCACCGGGTGCGAAAGATGCAGCTCGTACTATTCCGGGTTTATCTATGTAACCATAGTTATTAGTTTCTGATCTAGGAAAATTATCACCGTTGATAATCCCTGTAGGTTGTTCACCTCTAGTAGGGAACTTCTGTTGCTCAGGAGGTTTAATACCCTGCTGGATAGTATCCTGAGCTGTAGTCTCTTTAGGTTGTTCAGCAGGGTTGGTTTGAAGAGAGTTAGGATTAACGTAGTTATTCTCCATCAAGGTAAAGCCGTTCATTGAACTAAGCTGTTGCCCTGTGCGAGCATCTACGATAACAGTCATTGGCTGTCCATTAGGTCCGATAATTACTTTACGGATTGCATAAGGGCCACCATTACGTTGGGAGTTGACAGCAGCAAAACCAGATTCAGGGACGTTTATCATAATGAGTTATCCCTTTCTCTTTCTGCATCATGAGCAGACTGCTGTGATCCCCAACCACCGCCGGGGCTTGAACCCGGAGTACCACTAGATTTACTTCCTGAAGAAGCACTTCCAGAATCAGATGGAGAACCTAGTCCAGAACCACCATGACGACCTCCACTTTCGCCGGGAGAATCTTGTGATCCAGAGTTACCGGAGTACCCACCTCCAGAAGTACCACCTCTACCACCTTCACCTTGACTACTCCAGCCACCACCGGGTGAAGAACCAGGAGTACCCATACTGTTAGAAACTCCAGAAGACCTACTTCCTGAGGCTCTGCCAGCTAAAGAGTTATCTCTTTCTCGTTCTAGGCTATGGTTTGACTCAGGAGTACCAGTGCTCCCAAAAGTGTTGTCGGGTCGAGGATTACTCATCAAAGCATTTGAACTCCTGAATGCAGTATTAGGGGAATACTCTGGCAGAGAACCAAATAAATGCTCTGTTACCATTGTAGGATTTTCCATAGCACTTGCCCACGAAGGGGTGACAACAGAGGGATTATAATAACTTGTGATATCCCATGAGGTAGGCTGTAGAGCACCAGTGTAAAAATCATTCATTACAGAAGAAATAATCCCACCGAACTTCTCATAGTTGTCATAAGTAGTAGGAAGTTTTTCTTGCATTAGAGAGTTGTACTGACTAGGTCGAAGTGCATCAGCGATACTTTTGTATGTTTTTGACTGTGCTCTGTTCTCTAGGGAAGTCAGCATATTAGCGAACTCTGTTCTGGCTAAAGGATCATTAGCAGCCAATCCTTTAAGTGTATCAGTGCCTAGTTCACCAGCGAATGTCATAGCAATAGCGCCTAGTTCAGCAGGTGTTCTAGAGATCAACCCTTGAGCAGCCATTTGAGCAGGGGTAGAATAACTAGTAGGAGCGTCTGTAGAAATATTCACAGGGCCAGTTTTATTAGGAGTTCCAGAACGATCTAGGACTCTGTCGTCTTGAGAAACAAACCCTTCGTCGATATTACCCGGAGAAGGTGTAGGAGTTGGAGCATTCGAGTAAGGTGTTGCACCAATACCAGTTTGTCTGGCGAAAGCCACGTTATCAGCAATACTTCCTGAATCACCTGCAGCGGTTCTAGGTCCTATGCCATCACCCCAGATACCGGCTTTACCAGTGAAATCTGTGTGTATAGTTTCTGGACCCATGTAGTCATTACCAAAGCCAAGCCCAACAGAAGGGTTCAAAGCTGCAGCATTCATCATTGCATCACCGATAGCTACGGGGTCAGAAACAGCCTTACCAGTAGCAGGATCAACAGATTTCCAGTCCGCACCTAGTTCATCAGTATGTCGATGACTCTTAGAATATTTACCACCTTTAGCACTCCAGCCAGCATCACTAGGATTTACATCACCAGAAACAATACTAGCAATATTACCAGGAGTAGTTCTGTTTGCTAGTCCACCAAGTGCAGCCTCTACTGATGGATCAACAGGATGGGGTCTATTAGGACCGATGTTAGCATAACTTACACCTCCACCACCTAGGTTATCGTCTGAGGCAGGATCAGTGTTTCTTGTTGTGTTGTTTCCTGAGGTATTCTCAGAGGTGTTTGATCTCTGAGTATCCTGAGGGTTTCTTGAAATATCAGTACTTGGAGTTGCAGGTCCAAGAGGTCCTCTGGAGACTTTTCCGACAGGAGCGCCTTGTGGATTCTCTCTCTGAGTGACTCTTTGAGCGGTACTTTGGCGTCTGTCATTAGGACGTTCTCCTTGGCTACGCTCTAGATCTAAAGAATCACCGGGAGAAGTGCTAGGAGCATCCTCATTAGGAGAGTTTACATCAGAGACTTCTTCAGGAGGGGGTGGAGTAGTATTGACGATACGATACTGATCAAGAGCATTCGCAGGGACTTCCAGGAAAGTGTCAAGATCAACGTAGATAGTCCTTAGTCCACCATTAACATCCCGTACTACCCTTTGAATTGCTCTTTTCTCAGCCATTTATTTTTTCCTTTGTCAACAGGGCTAAAGCATCATTACGTATGTTTTTCATTTTTCTCATTGCAAAGATAATCCCCTGCTGGCGATTAACAAAGTCAAAACTCTGGGCGTTCTCAAGGTTCATTCTAGCTTGGTTGATAAATACATCAGTAACCTGATCTAAGAGATCCATATGTTCTTTATCAAAAGTATTAACGATCTTGAGAGCTAACTCTTTTTCATTCATTAAGCAGCCCTTTGTTTATTAGCCATTGCAGCATTAGCACTTCCACCACCACTAGCAGTACTGCCTTGAGCACCGGGAGCAGGAGCATTACCAGGAGTAGCCGTACCACCTTGTCCAGTAGGATCACTAGGAGCAGGGACAGAAGAAGGATTACCCCCACCTCCCTGTGGTTGAGCATTAGGATCAATACCCATTGCTTTCTGGTACTCTAGAATTTGAGCAGCTTGGATACCTGCTTCTCTAGGATCATTCACGAGTTTCTCTGGATCAAGATCCATACTCGCAGCAATCTCACGTAGAGCATAATCCCTCTTGATATAAGGAAGATCGAATTGGTTGTTAGTCACCTGTAAGAACTGTAGTAGTTTCTGTGAGCGAACTTCATCACGCATCAAGGACTCAGTACCACGAGCAACTACTTCAAGATCACCGATGTACTTAGGGTATTCGATAGTATCGTACTTGAACTGCATATTAAACGCGAACATAGCCCTACCTAGAGGTACTAGGAGATAGTCATCAATATTCCTGACTACTGCTTTGATATTCTCTTGTGCAGCACCCATAAGCATAGACATACCAGATGCAGTCCTAGTCATACCCTGAACACCAGTATCACCATGTGAATAACTAGGAATACCAGTACTCTCATCAGCTAACTGACGTGCTCTGTCGAAGAGCATCATTGCTTCCTGAGAACGATTAGGAATCTCAATAGCATTGATAGCAGTACCGGGTTGACCACCCTCTCGTTCAAACACCTTGCCGGGAAACAGGGTTAAATCCTGACCAGCTTTTAAGTTAGTAGTGTCAATCTCAAGGATAACGTTTGCTGACTTAACAGCATTATCAATAGCCAACCTCCAGAAACCATTCATGGATAATTGGGAATCTTCCATATTCTCTGCTACACCAATACCAAAGAAAGAGTACGGGTTTAATTCGTAGGGACAGGAATAATAAGGAATCCTAGCAGGGGTAAAGATGTTTAGAATCAAACGGATTACAATACCATTGCAAACCCATGCGTTGACTTGGATAGTGTCTTTATCTTTAGCCTTCAGCTCTTTAGGGAGTTCAAGACCATTTTCTTCAGCCATCTTTTTATCGATACTTCCCCAGTACTCTAAGACTTGATACCTTTCGATATCAGAGTAAGTACCGGAGTCCTTGATGTGGGCTTCCCAATCCATGGGGATATAGTTAGGCCCCATATCAATAACTTGCTCAATAGATTTATCCCTAAAGCCAGGCCGTTTCTTTAATTCTCGGAGTTGGACCTTAGAGAGTTTATGACGTTGGATAGCATCTTCTGCTTCCATCATATTCCGGGAATCAGGATCAGGATAGAAATCCCAGATGGATACATAAGAGACTTCTGCACTCTGGTCTATGACTGGGGTGTAGACGCCTTTAGCATCCCACTTTGGGTATTCTTTATCAACCAAAAATGGACCCTTAAAGATACCAGTACCATACAGAGCCATATCAAAGACAAAAGAACGTATATGCTTGTCAGCGTTACAGGCAAATAACTGGTCATGAATCAACTTCTCCATCTCACGAGCAGCATCTTTAGCAGGCTCAAAAGTAAAACTTGTAGGAGTTAATCCGGGGCCTTCCTTTAGCTGATCTTTTACTGGCTCTAGTTTCTTCTGCAGATATCCAGTTTCTTTCAGGATTTCTACTCTTGAAATAGTAGCAGATGGTTGAACTCCACCTTGCCCGCCTTGATCTGAGATCTGTTTATCTGCCGACTTAGGATCGAAGTGTACAGATTCAGCTATACCAGTAGGAACAGGAGAAGATTCAATACCAACAGGGAATTTATTATTAGCAAATAAGATCTCTTGGATTTTGGCTACTGCAGCAAGGACTTTGGTTTTAGTAACTTTAGTAAAAGCACGGGATTGTTCTGTATCTCGGAATTGAACAGAAGGTCCATAGATACCACGGTAGTTATCGTAAGCCTGCATCCAACGTTGTTCATCATACTGACGCTGGGTTTTAGCTCGGTTGAATCTTCCTTCGATATAACTAACGAGGCCGGACAGTTTTTGGTTTTCTTCCTGTACGTCTGCCTCTGTCCTTCCCTCTTCATAAGAAAGGATTTTGTCATCACCTGTAGTACTATCTTTCATAGAAACAAGTGAGTCAGCATTTCCGTCAATAATAGCCATTAAGTGATTTCCTTAGTGTTATCAATACCCGAAGATGCTATCACTTGGGGCGAATTTATATCTAGGTGTGTCCCATGTCGAGATGCTGGGGCGAGATTGAATACCGTAACGAATGCTATCATACGCATGGTCGTCAGCAAATTTCTTATCAATGTCATCATCCTCTTTTGACATAGGAATAATCGGGAGTGTCGCAATGATATGACGACAGGTGTTAAAAAAGATAATCCCAGGTTTTTGTGAGTAGGGATCAACCCTTAGGAGTTCATGAAGTCTGTGCTTAGAAGCAATACGAGAGTTAGGTCCTTTATCAGCTTTACGCCAACGTACACCAGACTTGATCATTTCTTCTGCAGGAGTAGGACCAGGAGCACCATTACTTCCCCAAGCATTGTGATCTAGGACACCATAAGAGATATTCTCATCGAATTCCAACTCTTTGATCTTGGCAGCTAGTTCTCGTCCAGTATGCTTGTTTACATAGAGTTCTCTGTAGACTACAAGAGATCCATTCCTAGGGTCCATAGCATACCAGTGTACGCAAGTAGCCTGACGTTCAGAATATCCCCAGTCACAGGAACGAAACTTCAGCCAGTCACTAGGGATTTTAAAAGGATCACAAGTATGGATATGAGCACGGAACTCAGAGAATGCAGCACCATCGGCTACACTCCAGTCGCCTTCTAAGAGTTGTCTACGCTGGTTTTCAGGTAGAGACAGAAGGTTAGCTTCATACATACCATCGTTATACAGGTAAGGGTTATCTGAGAGTCTAGCAGGAATGAATCTCCTGTAGAACAAAGGTTGGCCGGCTTTTGAGTGAGAAGCAGGATATAAAATAGGTTCTCCTGTGTCCAGATCAGTAGCAGGAAATGCTTGGTTAGGTGGAGCAGGATCGATAAACATCTTCTTTACCCAACCGTGTCCAGGACCACCGGGGTTAGTCGTAGCTCTCATAAACAGTGGGAGTTCAGGGTCTGTTGTACGTAAGCGAGAACGCATGAAGTTCCAAGCAAATGGAGTAGGATACTGGGTTAACTCATCAAAGGCTATATAACTAAAAGCCTGACCATGATAACGCATAACGTCATCGTCTCTTTCGAGATAAGTCATCCAGAGGTGTCCACCAGCAGGAAAAGACCAAGATGATTTCTGTTCTGCGAACTTGGCTCCAGGAAATAACCTGGGGTACAGTTCTTTAGATTTCCAGATCAGCTCACGGAGTTCGTCATTAGTTCTACGTAGGATTAGACCATTGAAGTTCTTATTATCGAAATACCTCATAGGATCTGCAATAGTAGCATAGGATTTACCAGAACCAGCAGAACCACCATAAAGGACTTCTTGTTCAGAAGCAGCTAGGTATTCAGTCTGAGGTCCAGGGTTGGGTTGGAAAAGAACCTGTTGCTGTGGAGTTAACAGAGAAGAGATGACTGTATGGTCATAAGAGTCAACAACTGGTTTAGTCTCTATGATAGGTTCTTTACGAGTTGACGGTTTAGATAACCTCTCTCGTTTTTGTTCTACCTTTTGGATCTTCTTCTTGATCTCTCGTTCTTTTTTCGCTAAGGCTCTTTTTTCATTCAACAATTTTTGCTTAGCAGGAGAGATTTTCAGGGACTGAGGACGATTAGGTTTATGATGATCAGGACGGTATTTGTCCCATAGTTTTTTTAAATTTACATACGAAGAAGTCAACCCTTGAGATGTCATCCATGCGGCAGCATCTCTTAGGCTAGCACCTGCATCCAGTTGATCCATCGTCTGTTCAAAAATGTAACAGGAATAAGGTTCTGGATACAGTAGATCTGGATCACCTCCTTTCCCGTGGAGCCTCTCAGAATAACCTGAGTACATAATCGGCCCACGTCCCCCAAGTAGTCTAACAGGGGGGTATCTTGTTAAGAGTTCTTCAGGAGTCAATTCTAATGGCGAAACCAGAGGTTTCTTTTGCTTAGTCTCTGGAGTATTTTCCACTAAGGACGCCCATTCCTTTGTTT